GGCAGGTCTATATACATACACTTACAGGACCCAATTGATAAGTGCAATATGTAAAATTTACATAGTTGTGCAATACCGCACTATACAAAATAAGCATGCAAGCAGTCTTTTAGTGGTATTCCTAAAATCTGTAATCAATACATGTTTATTGTAGCTGTAAAACAGCTCCTTCGACATCCAACGGTTTTTTAACGCGCTGCCCATTATAATGCTCAATTAGATCTTCATACGTAGGCAACGTAGAGACAAACTCGTGGACGTCTGTTTTCTCAATTACTTGAAGTAATTGGTCCCGACGTCTCTCGAAAGTTTCCTTTCCGTGAAAGAAAAACTCCCGGTTAGCATTCTCGACGGCATCAGCAGCAATTTGCATTGGCAGAACATCACTCCCTTTGCGGGACATGTAATTATGCAACGACTTTGCTATCGACGCCTCTTCGAGCGGAGCTGCCCACTCCCCTAAATCATCTGAGTAAACGAAGCCTCGCTTTAAGAAGCTACACTCGTCAATCGTGATATAGGGAACTGATTCAGCCTCCTTGTCGGCCATAGTATACGTGATACCAATCTTGGCCAACTCAGCCGCCACTGAGGTGTGGTTAAACCTAACCTCCTTTTGACTAACATCCATAGCATTATCATCTCCATAACACACAAGGGAAATTCGCCTATTAAACAACGGCAAAGATTTCCACTCATGCTCTGTGTATAGAGCATAATAAGCATACCTCAAATACAATGAATTAACAAAGTTATTCAGGATGACTGTCAAAGGGTGACCAGAAGGGTTGGAACCGAAAATCTGTACAAAAACTCCGTCCAGTTCGTATAGCGGAAAACAAATTTCGGTAGCAATACCCTCCATGATCGTAAGAGCCTCTTGGGAGTAGCCGGCTCTCTTAGCCACATGAATCATGATTTGGAAAGCACGACGAGTGATTGAAGGAGAGACATTCTTATCGAATGCCTTGTAATCACCAGCAATCATTCGCTTTCCCCCGAATCGAGTCAAGTGCTTAGCCAACTTCGACCACTGCTTACTATGACAATTTATGCCAACTGCAGTTTCAAAGGATAGCCAATTACCTTGAATCAAACGCACTAGGGACAAATAATACTTACGCACCAAACACGTAAACGCAAACTCACATCCTGCAAAAACACGGATTTTGTCTTTCGTAAACTTAGTCGGTTCGTCTTTAAGATTTCCCCTATGGATAGCGTGCACACGCTCTCCACGAGCGAGAACCGCTTCCATGCGTTCAACTTCTTCCCAATACTGAGGGTCCTCAAAATCAATGACTTCGGTAATACCATCAACGGTTCTTTCTACGGGTCCAAGAAAGTTCTTTTTGGCCTTGTTAATCGGCCAACCCATAGACGAGGATAATTCCACACGATCAACTGAGGTAATACCATCAAATCCTGACAGCACAACATCCTTTGGGTAAAGATGTACAACATCAAGGACAGAAGGATCTTTGTCAATGAATTCATCCACCGTAGTTATCATATCCGCGTAAGCTTTTTCAAGAATTACGGGATCAGCACTACTCTTAGGATGAGCCATCTGTTTAAGATCTCTAGCCCAATGCTTGTTAATGCAATCAGATTTTGGGGCTCCATGAAGCCGCTCAATACCTGTCACTTCTGCAACAACGTCAGAAATAGGTGACTTACGCACTTGAGACGTAAATTTCGCGGTTCCCTTATCATGGGCTCCAATTACTTCGACAACTGGCTGGTGACCAGTCTCTTCATCATCAGTCAAAAACTTAGTGCAATGTCTCTTGTTGATTTCATCCGACAAGGGAAAATCGATGCCATACTTAGTAGTTGGCACGGTCCCCTCCGAATGTACGCTAAGAGGCAATTGCGAATTTAACTGATTCAAGGCCGTTTCTAAAGCGCAGCGATCAATGATTCCCGCAGCGCCGAAACACTCGCCTGTAACACCAGCCAGATGGCACGCAATGATACACGGACGCGCTTGACAGGTAATCAAAGTTGACATACACATACCATCAAAAGTTGGTCGTGGGCAGTTATAGCCAACGCCATCAAAAGATGTTTTATTTGTAGTGTATCTCTTCTTCTCTGTCAGAAGCACCTTATCTTTGGAAATAAACCCTTCGCCATTACGATAAACTAAATCACAATATAATTTGGAAGTCAGTTCAAAATCGCAAGATTCAGGGAAATACTTAATAAGATGCGGTACGCTACCTCCGTTAACAAGGCGAACCAAGACGAAGTCATCTGCGGCCTTAACCCAATTCTGCGTTGACACTTGCTCGGTAAAGTTGCAGCCTACAGCATCAGGAGCTGTGCGCTGCACCTGAAACGTTACAGTGTGCTTACGCATCATATGGCCTGGAACCATCCAGACGTTACCAGAAATAGCCAAAATATTACATTTTCGCTCTTTCTTCTCCACTAAATCCGTAATGGTAACATGCGCTAGACAGCGATCAACTAACTTGTGTAATTGTTCTGATACGCACGTTGCACTAAAGATGCTCTTGTTTATCTTGGTAGGAACAACCTTCTTCCAAGGGTTAACAACATCAGTGGGCAAACGCTCTGGGTTCCTCTCGAGAGGTTTCGACTGATCCTGTTCAGCAATTTGAGAGCGATAGACACTCCTCAATAGCTTAAAAATACCATACGCAGAAACAGACACGCCCAAGGTAAGCAACGCCGCTTCCAAGGCCCACATCTTATGCTCATTTAAAGCCTCTAGCAAAGTGCGAGAGTCTCTAACGAGCTGCGCTGGTATAGATTCAGTCAAGCCTCTTTGGCTTAACCACAGATTTTGGACACGCTCACAAAAAGTCGGAGCGAGTCCAGGACCCTCATTAAGTAAATCTTCTTCACTGCCATCAAAAACAGGCATCGCTTCAGAAAATTCGCTCAAATCAGTGTCCTCGGATTGTGACACGACTGTAGGA